GTCCTCGGCTACGAGCGAAAGGGCAAGCCCGTTGGCGACCATATCCGCGCCGCGCCCGCCACGACCGGCAACGTCGTCAAGACGCTGACCATTCGCCATCGGTGCCGGATGCTCGCCGAGCTGTATCACAAGCTCGATGGGCCGAAGGCGCCGACGCCGGTCGATGACGCGGACGTGCCCGAGCGCGGCCTGCCAGGTGTGCCGGTCACGGTCGCGCCAGCCATCGCCGAAGCCGTGCTGATCAAGCTCCTGACGATCGACGCGCGGACCTTCGGGCGCTTCGCCGTGGCGACGACAACGGCGCAGCGGCCGTGTCAGGTCGGGCGCGCGGAACCCGACGATGTGAACCTCGAGACGGGCGTGTGGGTGGTGCGGAACGCGAAGGGCGAGCCGGGCCACTCGATCACGTTGAACGACGCGATGCTGGCCGCCTGGGATGCGTTCATGCGCGCGGACGCGTGGGGCGAGATCGACACCAGCAAGTACGGGAAGTTCATCCATGCGGCGGGCTGGCCGAAGGGCATCCGACCGTACGCGGCGCGACACTCGCTGGCGCGCGAAGCGATCCTGCGTGGCATCAGCCTTGGCGACCTGCAAGGGTTGCTCGGGCACTCGTCGCCGGACACCACGCGGCGGGCCTATGCGCCGTTCATCCTTGAGCGCCAGCGCGTCGTCAGCGATGCACTCAACGGGTATCTGTCGAAGCCGTTCACGCTGCGGAAGGTGAAGGGATGAAGGTCGCGATCACGTCCACTGTCATTCTCGAAGTCGACGACGCGCCGCTGGACAAGCTGGCGCGCGACTTCAAGAGCGCGAACGTCTGGGCCATCGGCCGCCAGATGGAAACCGTCAGCGGCCGCCCCTACGTGCTGCGCGCCATCGAACGCTTCGAGGTGGAACCACGATGACCGACGACGATCTGCTGACGACCCACCAGCTCGCCGTCGAGATGCTGCGCGCCGCGCCGCAGCCGATGGAACTGGTGCTGCGGCCTCACACGGCGTTTCAGCTCGCGGGATTGGTGCAGCTGGCGCTGCGCCATCCCGACATCAGCGGCGACGTGCGCCAGGCGGGCGTGACCTTCGTCGCGGCGGTCCGCGAATACTTCACCGTCGTCGACGCGAAGGCGTGTGTCGCCGTGCTGGACAAGGGGAGCGATCCGGCTCAGGACCGCCCGCTCGCGGACAAGCAATGAATCAGGAGAACGCGATGAGTCGAAACTGCGGCGAGTGCCTGTGGAACCGTGTCGAGGTCGTGGAGCTGCTCGCGAACGGCGTCTGCCCGCAGTGCGGCGCCGACTACGGACCGGAGCCGGGGGCGCAAAATGGGGGCGCAACGGATCAGCAGACCACGGGAAATCCTAGCAAATCCTCGGAGTCCACCGGCGCGACCGTTGCGCCCCCTCGCGGCAGGCCCACGCGCAGAAGGCCCGCGAATGATTAGGAAATTTCGGAATTTAGGTGGTTGCGGGGGCGGGATTTGAACCCGCGACCTTTGGGTTATGAGCCCACAGCTGCGCTGCGAACCGCGCGATTTTCCTCAATGAATTTCCATTGTACGGATGGGGGCGCAACCCATCCCGGCGATTGGCGCGAACGGCCGGCCCCGGACTACACTCGGACCCTCGCCCGACCCCGCGCCCGCTCGGCAACCCATCGGCCCGTGAAAGTGAAGCTGTCCCGTGAATGACCACGCCGCTCGCCCGTCGTCGGTGTCCTGGCTGCGCGTCGGATTCCTCGTGGCGGGTGTGGTGGGCCTGCCGATCCTGACGCTGTTGTTCGGCGTCTTTGGGTTTATCGGGGCGCTGTTCTTTCTGTTGCTGGCGGCGCTGGCGACGTAGACGCTACACTGACGCCATGGACTCGCCTCCAGAACCCGCCGACGCCGTGCCGTCTGACATCGACCTCAACACGTTCCGATCGCGGCTCGTCGCGTTGATGACCTACTGGCGGGAGAATCCGCGGTCCTCGGCGCAGTGTGCCGAGGAGCTCGCCGCCACGTTGCGCCCTGATGATTGACCCGGCCTGTCACGCCGTCGCACGCGGCGGCAGTCCGTGCCGCTGCGCGACCACCAGATCGACATACGGCTGATTGCGAAACGGCCGCGTCGCGTTCCCGCCGCGCCCGCCGTTGTAGGCGGCGAGCGCCTGGGGCACGTCGCCCTGCGACCAGCGCAGCAGCTCCGCGAGCTTGCGACAGCCGTACTCGAGGCCGATGCTCGGGACGAACAGGTGCTCGGGATCGCGCGCGGTGTAGCCGACCTCGACAGCGACGACGAACATGACCTGCATCAGGCCGTACGACGCGCTGACGCGCTTCGGGTTCTGGCCCTTCCATTCCGGCCGCGCCGCCATGTACTTGACCCAGAAGTTCGGCTCGTAGCGGTAGGCGTGCGTCTGGCCCGCCGACTCGACGAGCACCAGCGCCTCGACCAGATCCGGATCCAGCGCGTGCGCCTTCGCGGCCGTCTCGATCTCGGCGCGATAGGCGGTCACCATCGAGCACTTTTTTTGTGCTCGGATGCACAGGTTCTGTTCATCGGATGGACCGGACGCCCGCGAAAAACTGCCGCGCGCACTCGGCTTGAATGTCGGTGTGGAGCACGGACATCACGCCGCACTCGGTGTGCGCCGTCCCGCCGGCGCCCCACGTCGCGCAGCCGACGCCCATCTGAAAGCAGATGCGCGGGTCCGCCGTCCGCCGCCCGTTGACGTTCGCGTCCGCGATCCCTGGTGGCTCGGACACGACGGTCGCGCGATGCGTGCCGGCGAAGCTCGGCGCTCCGTTCTCGCCGTGGTAGCCCTTGACGGTGAAGTTGACCGTCGTCGTCGACAGCGCGAAGTCGCCGCGGCGTTCGCTGTGCAGGTCGGCGTAATCCCAGAACGGCCCGGGCGGATCGTTCCCGCCGCCGTTGCTGCCGAACGAGGAACAGAGGCCCGACGGCTTCGGCAGGTCCGCGTCGACCCAGTTGTCGTGCTGGTTGTTTTCGTTGACGCGCTCGAGGAGCACGTTCGGACAGCGCCGGAGCGCATCACACACCAGCGACCAGTGCACGCGTTGCGCCTGCGGTGTCGGCACCGAGCGCCGGGTGTCGGCGAACACCGTGAACTGGAGCCAGAGGCCGTGCGCGGCGAAGAGGCCGCAGAACTCTTCGAGCCGGTCGTAATAGTCCGGGTGCTCGCGCGGATAGAGCCGCTGGTTCTGCGGACTGCCGTAGTCGAACGCGCCGAACACGCGGCCGCCGTTGGCGCCGAGGGCGACGGCCTCGGCCAGGAGCGGCGTGATGTCCTCGCCGCGCAGGAACCGCTCGTAGTGGCGGAACGCCGAGAGGAACGCCATTGTCCACGACGCGCCCGACTGGGTGACGAAGCCGAGCCCGTCGACGTGCAGCTGCTCGGGCGCGACGATGACCGGCGCGGGTGGCCTCGCGGCGAACGCGGCGGCCTCGGGTTCCTTCGCGAGCCGCCGGTCGATCTCGTCGCCGGTCCCGCCGTCGCGGCACAGCGTCAGATAGGCGGCGAGCTGCTCCGCGCTCGGCGCGTGCCCGAGCCGCTTGTTGAAGAAGAACGTGATCGTTCTGGTGAATTCGTCGTCGCGGTCGGTGATGGTCATATGGGATGCACCGGTTTCCAGGCGTCGCCCTTCGCCAGCGACAGCGTGCCCGCGATCGCGAGCGCCGCCTTGACGTCCGCGTCGGTCAGCTCCGGCGCGTCGGGGTGGCGCTTGTGCCACAGGTCTTTCGCAAACGCGAGGACCTCGGGCAAGAGCGCGAGGCCGATCTGCGTGATGTTCGTGCCGCCGTTCATTGGACCTCCTGTAGCACGGTTTTGAGGAGCGCCACGTAGGGCGCGAGGATTTGTTGCTCGGTGGGCGTGAGCGTGGCGACGACGCCGTCGAGGCCGGTGGCGACTTGCGCCTGCCAGCCCGCGTCCCGCTTGAGGATCGTGCGCACGGCGACCTGGTGATAGTCGCGAATCCGCGTGGCGTTCTGCGGCGACACCTTCGGCGGCGTGACGGCCTCCCCGGCGAACGCGATGTCCATGAACACGTCGAGCCCTTTGATCAGCCGGGTCTGGTTGAAGTCGACGACGCCCGCCGGCGAGAGCGACGGCGGCGCGTGGGTGCAGGCGGTCGCGAGGACGAGGAGCAGCAGCAGTGCGTGGCGTGTGACGTGACGTCTCATGGTGTCGGCCTCCAGTGTTGATTGAACCGCCGGATGGCGGCGCAGAGCGTGCGTTCCTCGCGGTCTTTGACTTTCCCCTCGGCGACGGTTTGCCATTGCAGATTCGCGACGGCGTCCTTCCCGCCCGCGCAGAGCGGGAAGATGTGGTCGGCCACGTAGCCCGGTCGTCCGTGCGGAAAGCCGGTCGCCTTCAGGAACGCGCGATGGACCGCGTGCGAGCGCACGTACTCGGCTGAGAGCGGCGCGGCCATGCACAGCACGAGCGCGAGGACGAGCGGCAGGCGCGGGGTCATCGGGGGACCGTCGACGGCGGCGTGACCGGCAACTGCGTGCCGCTCGGCGCGGGCACATAGATCACCTGCGGCGCGGGCGGCGGCGCCGCGTTGGTCTTCAGCAGGAACGTCGCCAGCGCGATCATCAGCAGGATCGCGGCGATGCCGACCTGCAGGACGCTCTTGAGGTTCTCCTGCGACCCGTGGCGGCCGGCGTCGACGCCGCTGCCAACCGCCAACTTGGCGCTGTTCGCGCGGACTTCCGCCATCAGTTCGGCCATTCGTGGATCGACGACGGCCGCCTTGCCCGCGTCGGCCGCGCGCTGCGCCGTGAGGTTTCGCATCTCGTTGATCAACTGTTCCATCATCGGGTCGGCGACAGCTTGCTTGCCAGCGCCGGTGTACGACGACTTCTCGAGCGCGGCGATCCGCTCGGTCATCGCGGTCAGGTTCCGATCGAGTTGCGTCGCGAGGTTGGTCGCGCTGGTGTTGACGGCCGAGCGCAGCGTCTCGGCCGTCGTCGCCGCCTGCGTCGCGAGCGTCGTCACGGCGGCGGCCTGGCGGTCAGCTTCGGTCTTCGCCGTCAGTTGGTCGACGGCACGGATCGCGTCGAGCCGTTTCGATTCGAGCGCGTCGATCTCACGCTGGAACCCGGCCTGGAGTTTCACGATCTCCTCGACGTGCGCCAGCTTCGCGTCGGTCAGCGCCTGCGCCGCCATGCGCAGGTCGTCCTGCCGCCGATAGCCGGCATTCGTCAGCGCAATCACGTTCGCGGTCGGGTCCAACGCCGACGCGCCCATCGCGTCGATGCCGTGGCCGCTGTCCGGCAACTCGCCGGTATCGGTGACGCCTTCGAGGTCGGCGATACGTTGACGCAACCGCTTGGGCATCAGTCGCCCACCGTCGTCGGGGGATCAATCTTCGGGACTTCAATCGGCACGGTGTCTCCTGGCGGAATGAGCGCGACCGGCCGCACCGTGACCAGGCGCAGCGCGATGTTGGCGACCTTGACGAGCGCGGCGTAGAGCACGAGATAGCGCGGCGGGATCATCGACACGAGCTCCGGGTCGACGAGCAGCGGCACGAGGGTCACGAACAGGAGTCCCGCGTTGATGCGGAACGTCCGGCTGTTGAACAGCGAGATCGCCCAGTAGGTGACGGTCGGCTTCGGCACGAACGTCGGCGCGTTGTCGATCACAGACCCGCCTTGCTGCGCAGCGCGTTGCGGACTTGCGTCTCGGTCCGCATCGCCAGCGCCGGGGTCAGCGGCGGCGAGACGGCCGCGCGCAGCGTATTCAGTTCGGTCCGCAGCACGTTGATCTCGTCGAGCATCACGCGGAGCATGGACAGGTCCGCCGACGAGTACGCGTCGATGGCGGCCTGCGCCGCGAGCTGCGGCGTCGCCGCGGGCGCGCTGTCGATGGCGTTCTGCGCCGCCGTGATCTGCGGTCCCGTCCACGCCGTCGCTTTCTTGATCACGTAGGCGGGGCCGGTCGCGTGCTGCACACCGGCCGTCGGGTCGAGGGCGCGCAGCGCCGCCAGCAGCGAGGCGGGGTCCGGTTCAGTCGAGCGGGCGCTGGTGAAGGTTTGATAAGCACTCATTTAAGTCACCGGTAGATTCCACTGACCGTAGAGGGCCGTGGTATTGGTGGAGAGCGTCCACGTCGCCGCCGTGTTCATGCTCGGGAAAAATTGCTCCGTGGTGCCGGTGACCAGCGCGAACACTGCCGCCGCATAGCCCGCGCCATTCGGATTCGAGGCCCCGATCGCGTCGGTCTGCACGGGCATCGAAAAACCGGCCGGGACGGTCCGCTTCAGGGCCGACCCCGGCGTACCGGTGATTGAGGTGGTGGCGAGCACGATTTGGCGAAAGAGAATGCGTCCGCGTAAATAGTACGAGTCCGTGATCACGTCACCGGCATCGACGGTCCAGGTCATCGGCGCCGTCGCGAAATAATCGGCCGCGTTATACGCTGGCGTGATCCACGCCCCTTGTTCATGGAACACCAGTCGCCAGATCGTGGACGTGGCGTCGTACTGGAACACCGCGACGCCGACCCCGGCCGCCAGCGACGTGAAGCCGGTGGTGGCGCAGAGCTTTAACTTGCCGAGCGCGGTCCCCGATGCGTGATTGTGGTAGAAGTCCACCTGACCGGACGCGTGGACGGCGAAGTGATACCAGAGTTGCCCATCCGTCCCCGCCACCATCCCCTGAATCTGCTTCAAGCCGTTGTTGTTGTGAAACGTGATGAGGTCACCCGTGCCGGTCGGAATCGGTTCGGCCGTGATGGCGCCGGTCGTGTTGGGCGTCGTGATCCCGACCGTGGCACCGTTGGCGCGGACGAAGGCGGTCGTCGCGATCTGCGTCGTGTTGGTGCCAGGCGCGGCGGTGGGCGCGGCGGGCGTGCCGGTCAGCGTCGGCGAGGCGAGCGGCGCCTTCAACGCGAGCGCGGCGGTCATGGTCGCCGCGAAGTTCGGGTCGCTGCCGAGGGCGAGCGCGAGCTCGTTGAGCGTGTCCAACGTGGCAGGCGCGGCGGCCACGAGCGCGGCGATCTCGGCCCGCGCGAACGCGGTGGTCGCGATCTGCGTGGTGTTCGTCCCGCCCGCCGCCGTCGGCGCCGTGGGCACGCCGGTGAGCGCGGGCGAGGCGAGCGGCGCCTTCAGCACGTCGGCCGCGATGCGCGCCGCAATTTCGGCGGTGAGGCCGGTGCTGCCCGCGTCGAGCGCGGCGAGCGCCGCGTTGATGTTGCCCTCGAAAATGATCTGCCAGGCGTTGTTCCACACGCTGCCGGTGGTGCCCGAGCCGTCGTCGTCCGTGATCGGCGTGTGCGTGACAGCCATACGTTACGCGCCTCCGCGCGCCTGTCGGAGCAGGAACTCGAGCGTCACGCGCCTTGAGCCCGCGCGTGCGTGCCGCGTCGGCCAGAGCGCCGGCACAAAGGTATCGATGGTGACGGAGCGGACCTTGAAGCTCCCGACCACGTTGGTCGGCGCGGGGACGTTGGCGGCTTGCGTCCGACCGGCGTGCGCGTTGAGATCCCGCGTCGTGTACTCGATGGCGACGTCGAGCGCGCTCTGGAGCGCCAGCTTCGCCGCGCCGCGCGCCCGCGCTTCGGCTTCCCCGATGCGGCCGTCCTGAATCAGCGGGCCTTCGATGATGCCGTCGTCGACAGTCGGCAGCATCAGCAGCGCGATCGCCGCCTGCGCCGGAAGGTCGTCGACGACGACGCGCAGGTTGACCGGGTCGCCTTGACCGATCGCATAGAGGATCGATCCGGCGCCGCTCGCGGGAATGCCGACGAGCGCAGGCAGCGTCGTCACGGTGGACCCGGCCGGGATCGCCGCACTGACGGCGCCCGGGCCCGTCGCCGGAATCCCGGTGAGCTGGTTGGCGGCCTTCCCCGCATAGCGGAAGGGCACGCCCGCCACGTTCGCCCAGCCGCCGCCGCTGAGGAACGCGGCCCCGCTGACGAGATTCATCGTCGTCGCGCCGGCGACCGTCGCGCCCGACGTCGTCGACACCGCATTGACCACGAGGCCCGACGTGTCGGTGGTCGGGGCATTCGCGCCGAGGCTGCTGTCCGGCGTGCTGTCGAGGACGCCCACCGTCGCCGTGTTGTTCGCGATGGTCTGCTGGAGCTGGAGCTGCGCGCCACCCGCCGCCGTGCGATAGACCTTGCGCTGCGTGGTGCCCTGCGGGCCGAGCGCGATCGCCGACAGCGCGACCCGATTCGCGAAGGCCGTATTCACCGTCGGCGCGTTGGCGCCGAGGCTGGCGTCCGGCACGGTGTCGTTGAAGCTCGTCGTGAGATTGTCCGCGATGGTGGCGACGAGCTTCAGCTGCGCGCCGCCCGCCGCCGTGCGATAGAGCTTGCGCGCCGTCGTCGCCGCGTCGCCGACCGCGATCCAGTTGACGGGCACGAGGCACATGATGTCGAAGCAGGTGTTGGCGCCAGGCGCGGCCGCGCCGAGCGACGCGTCCGGCACGCCGTCGCTGTAAATCCCGCCGCCGAACGTGTTGACGAAGAACAGCGACGCGCCACCCGCGACGGTGCGATACAGACGCCCGATCGTGTTCGCGGGCGGCGTCGGCAGAAAGAGGCTGCAACCCCCGATGCCACCGACGAAGGGATTGCTCGACGAAAAGGTCGGCCCCGGTCGCGTCTGACCGCTCGCCGCGTCGGCCCACACGACGGCCCACTGATACGTGCCGAGGCCGAGATGGCCGCCCGCGCCGAAGGAGAACCAGCCGTTGAACACGGTCGGCGCCGTCACGGGATCAGGCACGGCCGTCTTATAGGTCGTCAGGTCCGCGCTGACCGGGCTCGGCGTCGTCTCGCCGCCCGCATTGACGAAGGTGAAGGCCCACCGATGGACGCCGGGGTCCGGCCCGACGCCGCCGAGCAAGCCGCGCGCGGGCGCGGTGAGCGGCGCAGCGGTCGGCCCCACCGTGACGGTCGCCAGCAGCGACGGCAGGGTTTCGCCTGCGGCGGTCACGAACGTGTACGCGACTTGATGGACACCCGTGTCGACGCCGGAGCCGCCCGCGACCGTCGCCGTGGGCGGCGTGGTCGGCGCCGCTTGCGTCTTGCCCGCGTAGGCGATGCGCTGCGGTCCGGAGACGACGGTGCCGCCGACCGCGTTGTACCACGACAGCTCGTCGACGGGCATCATCGTCTCGCCCACAGCGCAGGCCGTGAGCGTCGTGCCGCCGCCGCCTTCGACCGGCTGCCGCGTGATGACCTGGCTGATGTCGCGCGTGACGCCCAGATCCTCCCACCGAATCAACTGCGCCGAGGCTTCCGTCAGCGTCGTCGGATCGGTCTGCGACGGATCGGCCACGAGGCCGAGCTGCACGTCCTTGTGATACGTCGCCTTCCAGGTGGCCCCGAGGCGATCGCAGAGCGCGGTGAGCGCGGCCGCGTGCGTCTGATTCGTGACCGTGAACTCGTCGAGCACCGGCAGGCCCTCGGCCACGCAGGCCGAGGTGAAGCCGCGGTTCGCGTCCGCGATGATGGCGCGGGCGATCACCGTGCCGGAGGTATTCGTCCAGCGGCGCGAGATGGTCCCACGCGTGAGGTGCCAGGTGTAGTCGATGGCGCTGACGGTGTCCTTCCCGTTGGCGGGCGAGCCGGTGTAGGTATGGGCGTCGGAGTTGACGATCCCGGCGAAGAGGCGGTCGTCGTTGTTGATCGAGCCGAGCGTGACGATCACGTCCTGCCCGTTGGTCGGCGCGAAGCCGCTGACGGAGAAGGTGCAGGTGTTCGGCGTCTCGCCCTCGTTCTCCGTGATGGCGAGCGTCTCGTTGTCGACGGCCTGCGCGTCGAGGAGGCGGCCGGTGGCGCGCTGGATGCCGCCGATCGCGACGAAGGTTTTGGTCGAGTGGCAGTTCGCCCGCGAGACGCCGGCGCGCATGACGCCGCCGAGCGCATACATCAGCGGCGGCTCGGTGCCGGTGTTCAGCCGACGGACGTAGTGCGCGAGGATCTGCGCGGCGGTCAGGGCGGTCGGATAGATCGCGACCTCGTCGAGAAACCCTTTATAGAACAACGCGCCGCCCTGCTGTCCGATCGTGATGCCAGCCGACGTGGTCAGTGCGCCCGAATACGGCCCCGCAGAACTATCGAGCACGCCGTCGAGGTACGTGCGTATGAGATCGCCGCTGGTCCAGGTCGAGACGACGTGATGCCAGCCGGTCGTGGGCACGGTCCCGACGCCGACGGTGTGCTGGCCTGCGCCGGCGATGCTGAGATAATTCTCCAGCTTGCCGCCGTGCACGGTCAGGTTATGGAGACTCCCGATCGAGAACAGAACCTCATACGATGCGGACCAGGCGACGCCGTTGTGATAAACCCAGCCTTCCAGCGAGCACTGCGTGAGGCCGACGAGCGGGTTGAAGGTGGCGACGGCGATCTGTCCGGTCGTGCCGTCGAACAGCGCCGCCGTATTCCCGTCCGCGAGCGCGCCCGGCTGTGCGAGCGTGACGCCGCCGCTGATGGTCCCGTTGTGCGGCGTCGGCGCGAGGTCCGCTGCCACGAGCCCGCTCGCCTCGCCGAGCCGCCAGTAGCCGACCGCGCCGTGCGCGAGGACGAGATCGCGATAGCTGGGCAGCGGCATCAGAACCGCACTCCGTGATCGCGCAGGCTCTTCGTCGTCGCGGCGTCGATGTGCGCGGCGATCTGCGCGGGCGTCCCGAGCGGCGTGTTGACGTAAATGTGCTGGACGATCGTGGGGCCGCTGCTGCCCGCGCCGCTCCCGCTCGGATAGATGCTCGCGTGCGGCGGGACATACATCATTTCCGGACCGCGCTCCCCGACCAGCGCCAGGCCGCCGCCGAAGTCCTCGACGCCACCGGCGAAGCCGGGAATCCGTGGACCCATCGGTTTCACGGCGAGCGCCCCGCCTTTGATCGCCGCGACGATCTCCTGGAATCCGTAGCCACGCTCGGCGGCCTCCGTCGCGGAGATTGGCGTACTGCCCTTCAACATCAGCCGCGACCCGGCGTTCCCGCCGCCGCCGAACGTCGCGCTGGTCCCGTAGTTCGCGCCTTCGATGTAGTGCCCCGTCTCGGCCTGGAGCATCTGATCGAAGTTCATCGCGTTGTAGGTGTTGATGTGGGTCAGGGATTTATTGAGCTTCTCGTTCGCGTCGCACGCCTTCTGCGCGGCCTGCGCTTCGCGGTCGTGCGCCGCCGCGATCTCGTCGATGGCGGCGGCCGTGCCCGGGGCGGCGCCCGCGACGGCCGCCATGTCGGCGAGGGCCGTGTCGCGCCAGTTATTCGAGTTCTCGGTGGCCTTGCGCAGCGCCTCGGCCCGCATCCGAATCTCTTCCTTCGTGTAGCGGTCCGCGTGCGCGAGCGCGAAGTCGTACGCGTCCTGTGCCTTGTCTTTCAGCTGCTCATAATGGTCTTGCGAGTAGAGGTCGCTCTGCAGCCGCTGCGCGGTCTGCTTGTCGAGGTCGGTCTGGTAGCGGGCCCACAGCGCGTCGTAGTACTCGACGCTGACGACGCCCCGGTCCTGCGCCTCTTTCACGGCGATGGCGTAGCCCGCGAGCGCGTGGTTTTTCTGGCGCTGGGCGTCGGTCGCGTAGAGGGCGTTCCGATCCTCGAACACGGTTTCCCAGATCGTCGTGGTCTTGGTGCCGTACGCCTCTTCGACTTTCGCCGCCGCGTCCTGAATCGTCTTGAGCGCGGCCGTCGCCTTCGTGGCCTCGGTGACGCTCGCGGTGTAGGCGGCGAACTGCACCGCGTTGACGCCGATCGCGGCGGCGTTCTTCGCGTTGAGCGCGCCGATCTCTTTCAGGTGCTCGAGGTTCGCGACCTGCACGGTCGTCAACGCTTCACCGGCGTCCGCTTCCAGCGCCGCGAGAAACTTCTCGGCCTGCGTCCGCGTATCGACGGCGACGGCGACCTCTTTGTGCCCGCCCGCCGCCTTCTTCGCGGCGGCGGCGGCCGCCTCCTGCGCCACGTTCTGCCCGTTGAGCAGCGCGGTGAGGTGCTCGGTGCCGGTGCCGAGGTGCAGGTTGTGCTCGATGAGGTCCTGCGCCATCGCCGCGAACAGTTGGTACTTCGTCGCGCCCTTGTCGGCCGCGTCGAACAGGAAGTTGAACCCCTGCGCGACCGGCCCGATCAGGTTGGCCGCGAACGACGACATATTTTTCTGCGCGCGCTCGATCGACTCGCCGAACGTGTCCATCGCGTCGACGGACTCGGTGCTCGCGACGGTGTTCAGCTGCTGCCACTTCTCGATCGCGCCGCCGATGCCCTCCGACGCGCCCGCCATCGCGGACCCGAGCTTGCCGCCGAACAGATCCGCCGCCGCCGTGTCGCGCAGGCCGCCCTGGAGCTTCGCGAGGCCGCTCTCGATCTTCAGGAACAGCTCTTTGCCTTGCAGCCCCTCCACGTCCTTCAGCGACATGCCCATCAGGTGCAGGCCGGTCGCGACCGACTCGTCGCCGCCCGCGATGCCGCGCGAGAGTTTGAACAGCCCCTTCCCGAGCGTGTCCGCGTCGACGCCGAACTCGCTCATCCCGCCCGCGAGGATCTGCAGCTCCTCGACGCTCATATGGGTCTGCTGGCTCAGATCCTTGAGCGCCGACGCCTCCGCGATCGTGTCCTTGACGAAGTTGAAGGCCGCGCGGGCCGTGAACATCGCGGCGAAGCCCATCGCCAGTTGCTTGACGGTGTCGGTCAAGCCGCTGCTGGTCGTGTCGGCCCGCTTGGTTTCGTCGGCGAGCTCGCGCATCCCGGCGGGCGCCACGCGGCCGAGCGCCGCGTATTTCTCCAGCGCCTTCTCCAGCGTGGCGTTGACGCGCGCGGCCTCGGCGTCGGTGAGCTTCGACGCGCCGCCGATGGCGTTGACGGCGGCGGTCACGTTCTGCGCCGCCTGGATGAGTTTGTCGCCGCTGAACGACGCCGCGAGCTTGCCCATCGTGGCCGTCGTCGTTTCGATCTGGCTCACGCCCTCGGCAAGGTTCCGCTTCAGTTCCTCGATCGTCGCGGCGACACGGACCAGCAGGACCGGGGACGCCATCAGTCGCCGAGCCCCTGCTCGGTGATCGCGGCCTGCACCGCGTCACTGGCGCGGCGGTTGTGCGCGGCCTCTTCGAGCCGCGCGCTGGCGAACAGCCACGGCTTCGCGGGCATGAACTTCGTCCCGAACTCGAGAAAGCTGCCGATGTGCTGGCGGCCCGCGCCGACGAAGATGACGTAGCCGTCGCCGCTGCGTGTCTCCTCGACCGTGATGGCGTCGCCGGTTTTCCCGGTGCGGCGGCGAATGCGGGCGCGCGCTTCGGCCGCGATGGCGTCGGCGGTGACCTTGGCGGCGGCTTTCAGGTGCGCGTGCACGCCCTCGGGGATCTGCGTCAGCGCGGCCAGGAGCTGCGAGTTGTCGACGACGACGCTCAGATGATCAGCCAATGTCCTCTTCTGCGAGCGCGTGCTCGATGTGCATGGCGCGGGTGCGGATCGGCGACTTGTGCCAGTCCGGCACGTTCGCGGCGTTGGCGGCGTGGGCGCGCGCGTAGGCTCGCGACTCGATGATTTCCTCCAGCAGCCCGACCGGGAGCCGGTCGATCTCGGCGAGCATTTCGGACGGCAGCGTCCCGGGAAACTCTTCGCAGAGGCGACTCAGGTAGTACGCGAACGGCGAGACGGGTCGAAACGACGGCTGCTGCCCGGTGCCCTCAAGCCACCGGTGCAACAGCCGATCGCTCTTTTTGGGCGCGCTCCACGTCCTCCCGAGCCGTGTAGAACAGCGCGGGCTTCGTGAGGCGCAGCACCTCGGTGGCGATGAAGTCGACGGCCTCGTCGTCCAGGTCGTCGAGCCGCCACGGCTTGCCGTCCTTGATCGCGTGCTCATAACTCCACGACACGAGGCCCGCGCGCACGAGCGCGAAACGGTCATAGCCGGTGAGCGGGTCGGCGATCGCCTGTTCGACATCGGCCTTGTCGGCGAGACTGCCTTCGAGAATCCGCCGGAACTTCGTGGCCCAGAGCCGCGAGCCGCCGGCGGCGAGGCCCGTGGCGTGCGCCGCCCGGGCCTCGTCGCACTCGCGGCCGGTCAGTTTGCGCACGACGATCCAGTGCGGCGCATCGAACGGAATCGGAATCGGCTCCGACTGCGTCTGGCTGGCGAAGATGCTCACGGGGTTCTACGTCCAGACGCCCGCGCCGGTCGGTTGCAGCGTGGCCTCGAAGCCGGTCAGCTTCCCATTGCTCGGCGCGACCTTGTATTTGTTCAGCCAGCACGAGACGGTGAACGTCTTCGCGTCGCCGAACACCAGCACGAGCACGCGCGGGGTCGAGGACGGCAGCGCGTCGGCGTCGCCCGGGCGCAGCACAACGTGGGGGCCGGTGACGAGCGTCGTGTCGAACAGGCCCTTGACCGGGATCGGCGACACCTTGCGCATCCCGGTCGGCAGGAACTCGCGCCACGCGTCGCCGAACGCCTCGGACGACTGATTCTCGACTTCGATTTCCGCGCCGCCCAGTTCCATCACGAACGACGTGATGAGCCGTGGCGTCCCGGCGCTGTCGGTGAGGCTGATGGTGACGCTGGTGGAACTCTGAACTCCTACGGGCATGATGTGCTCCTGTCCTAGTACCGCTTGAACCCGACGAACGGCGTGATCGACCCCGCGCCGGTCACGTCACCGTTGTACGAAAGGTATCGGTCGATCGTGCCCGCGACGGTCAGGCGCTCGGCGGCCGGCGCCGCGGTGACGTTCGTGAACGTGATGAGGTCCGCGTACGTGATGTCGTCGGGCGAGCTGCGGATCTTCCCGATGAACCCGGTGAACCCAGACAGCGCGCTGACGAATTGATAGCCGACGCCGCCGAGCTTGGTGTTGCCACGCACGAAGCTGCCCGTCGTCCCGGCGACGGTCACGTTGACCGGCACGGTGAAGGTGTTCGCGCCGGTGACGGTGACGACCTGCGAGCCGTTGAGCGACGGCGTGCTATTGCTGCCCGAGAACACCACGACGTCGGTCGAGGCCAGGCCATGCGGGACCGGCGTGGTCACGACGGTGGGGTTTGCCAGCGTGTTCGACGTGATCGGGATCGCGCGCTGACCCG